CCGCAAGGACAGACAGCCGAATAACAATTAACACCAAGTTTAACAATTAAAAGAATTACTACAATGAAAAGTTTTGCAAGTAAATTTAACAAGACAACTTTCGGTATTGACACAACCGATTTTCAGTACACCAAGTTAGCCGATATTTTCAACTCTGAAAATGAGGGCGGCAAAGATGTGGTACACAAAATCAATGGGCTTTACGTACATAAGTCGCAATTAGGCGACAGCCCCGTAATTATTGATGAGGAAAACAAACGGCTGGTGAACCTACCAAGCCACACCGCCGAAACGGTGCGTGAAATACTTGCCGATGATGAGGCGGTACAAACTATCAAAGACGGCAAAGTTGGTTACACAATTTACGAGTATGAGAGCCACGGCAAGAAGTGTTACTCTATTTCGTTTGTGGACTTGTAAGAGTTTGAAAAGTTATGCTTAACTTTGTAGGGGTTGCAATGTTTGTAACCCCTATTTAATATAACAGCGTATGGCAAAGTTAGGTTTTAAGATTAAATTTACAAAGTCTGTATTTGGAGCAACACAACGGGCGAAAATCAAAAAAGAGATTTTGCAAGCCGTGGAAAGCAGCCCCGAATATAGAAAAGAGATTGCAAGGGTTTTCCAAATGGCGAACCGCCGAATACAGAACATAGAGCAAAGCGGACAACTTTCGCCAGCCGTGCAAGCGTTAAACAAAGGCGATGTAAAAGGGTTTACCAAGTTTTCAATGAAAGGCGATTGGAACACCCTAAAAATTGAGTACGGCAAGGCGATTTCATTTTTACGCCAGCCGACCAGTACGGCGCAAGGTGCAAGGCAGTACGGGCAACACCTGCAACGTATGTACGATTTAACGCCTGATGAGTATAACCTTATGGCAAGGAACTTGCAAGGCAAGTTAAACAGCGTTTCGGATAGTGATTTCGTGGAACGGTATTTGATGCGGTACAAGGATTTCACGGGCGAAATGGAGCAAAGCGCAAGCGATATAAGCACACAAATCGAAAGTGAAGCGCAAAGCATATCACGGGCGATTGATGCCGAGATAGAGCGGCAAGCAAATGAGGTTGCGGACGCTATAGAAGAAACGGGAAACAATATCGAACGCATATTGCGCAACTTTGAAAAGTTTGGTTTATGAAAAAAATACCTTTTGAGTTACAAGAAAGAATAAACAGCCCGACCGAAATTGCAAGCGTATTGCAACGTGCCGTAAACGAAAAGAACATTATCGGAAACAGCAAGGGCGAAAGGGTTTACAACGTGCCGTGCTCCTTTGATATTGAAACAACAAGTTATTACCGTGATACGGACGGACGGGCATACACATACGAGCAAGTGCAGCGTATGCAGGACGGGAACGGGCGCAAGGCGAAATTAGAGAAAGCCGCAATAATGTACGTTTGGCAATTTGGCATAAACGGATATACTATAATGGGGCGCACGTGGGGCGAGTTTGTTACGATGATGCAGACCGTAAGCGAGGTTTTGCAACTGAATGACAAATTACGCCTTATTGTGTATGTGCATAACCTTTCATACGAATTTCAGTTTTTACGCAAGTGGTTTGAGTGGCAACGGGTTTTCAGTATTGATTTGCGCAAACCGATTTATGCGATAACAACGGGCAACATAGAGTTTAGATGCAGTTACTTGCTTTCGGGTTATTCGCTTGCAAAGTTGGGCGAACAACTTATGAAATACAAGTGTGCAAAAGCCGTGGGCGATTTGGACTACCAGCAAATAAGACACGCCGAAACGCCGCTGACTGATGCGGAAATACACTACTGCATAAACGATATTAAAGTTGTGATGTGCTATATACAGGAACGTATCGAGGAAAGCAAGGGGATAACGCACATACCGATAACAAAGACGGGGTTTGTGCGCAAGTATTGCCGTGCGCATTGTTTGCGAGAAAAAAGCGATGCAGGAAAGACCGTACCAAATTGGGATTACGTAAACTTGATGCAGGAACTACAAATTACGGGTATGAATGAATTTAATATGCTGCAACGTGCGTTTGCAGGCGGTTTTACACACGCAAACGCCGAATATACAGACGAAATAATGTACAACGTGGATAGTTACGACTTTACAAGCAGTTACCCGTATGTAATGATAGCGGAAAAATACCCGATGTCGCAAGGCGTTGCAATCACGGTTAAGAGTATGGCGCAATTTGAGTTTTTAATATCAAAGTATTGTTGCGTGTTTGATATTGAGTTTACCAACATATTTGCCAGCGAAACGCAAGACAACCCGATAAGCGCAAGCAAATGTTTTGTGAAAGAAAACCCGTGCGAAAATAACGGGCGTATTGTGGCGGCTTCAAAAATAGCACTGACAATTACGGACGTGGATTTTAATATAATCAAAAATTTTTACACGTGGGAAAGTATGCGAGTGGGCGAAATGTATTGTTACAAGAAAGACTATTTGCCGACCCCGTTTGTAAAATCTATCCTGCATTTGTACGAAAGCAAGACGAAATTAAAAGGCGTTGAGGGCAAAGAAGCGGAATATCTAAACAGCAAGGAAATGTTAAACAGTTGTTACGGTATGAGTGTTACCAACCCTTTGCGTGATGAGTTTACATATAACGGCGAATGGGATATTAACTCAATGACAGCCGAACAAAAGCAGGAACTATTATACAAGTACAACACCAGCAAAAACCGTTTCTTGTTTTACCCGTGGGGTATCTTTGTAACAGCATACGCACGGCGCAACCTTTTCACGGGCATACATGAAGCAAAAGACGATTACATATACAGCGACACGGACAGCATTAAGATAATGAACGGAAAGGCGCACGAAGCATATTTCAAGGCTTATAATATGCAGGTGCAAATGAAATTACGTGCCGCCTGCAAGTACCACGGTTTGCCGTTTTCGCTTTGCGAGCCTCAAACGATAAAAGGCATAACAAAGACTTTGGGCGTGTGGGATTTCGAGGGTACATATACAAGGTTTAAGACTTTGGGCGCAAAACGCTATATGGTGCAAGAACCAAACGCACTGAAAGCAGGCGGACGGGCATACGATTTCAGTTTAACCGTGTCGGGCGTAAACAAAAAGGCGGCGATACCGTATCTTATTGAAAAGTACGGGGAAAACGGGATATTTGACGCTTTCACTAATTATCTGGATATTCCACCGCAAGCAACGGGCAAAAACATACACACATACATAGACTACGAGATACAAGGCGAGATAACCGACTACAAAGGCAGCACGGCGCATTACAACGAGCGCACGGGCGTACATTTAGAGCCAACGGGGTACAGCCTTTCCCTTTCGGTTATGTATATAAACTATTTGCGAGGTATAAAATTTAAGGACTAAAAATAATGATTATGACAACAAGAAAGACAAAGACAGACAAGCCGAAATTTTACGACTTGAAAGCGATTTTAAGCAAGAACGCCGACTATAATGTTATATTTGGCGAAAGGTCAAACGGCAAGACTTATGCAGCCTTAAAATATGGTTTGGAAAACTATATCAAGACGGGCAAGCAAATGGCGTATATACGCCGTTGGCGTGAGGATTTACGGGGCAAACGTGCCGAAAGTCTGTTTGCAAACCACGTGGCAAACGGGCTTATTGAGGAACTGACAGAGGGCAAATTTAATGAAGTATTCTATATGTCTAACAAGTGGTTTTTATCTTACTACGATGCAGAGAAAAACAAGCGGACACCCGACCCGACCCCGTTTTGTTACGGGTTTTGCCTTTCAGAGCAGGAACACGAAAAAAGCAGCAGTTACCCGAATGTTACAACGATAGTCTTTGATGAGTTTTTGACACGGCGGTATTATTTGCCCGATGAGTTTATGTTGTTTATGAACCTTTTGAGTACGATAATACGCCAGCGCAACGATGTTAAGGTTTTTATGCTGGGGAACACGGTAAACAAGTTTTGCCCGTACTTTACCGAAATGGGATTGAAGCAAGTGCCGTTTATGGAGCAGGGAACGATAGATATATACCGCTTTGGCGAACACGGCGCAATCGTGGCGGTTGAGTATTGCAGCACGATAGTACAACACAAAGCCAGCAACAAGTATTTTTGTTTCGACAATCAAAATTTGCAGATGATTACGGGCGGTAAATGGGAACTTGCAGTATATCCGCATTTGCCGTGCAAGTACAAGCCGCAAGATGTGTTGTTTGTGTATTATATCAAGTTTAACGATGTAGTGTTACAAGGCAACATTATACAAGTAGGCAACGAATGTTTCACGTACATACACGCAAAGACAACCCCGATAAAAGACGAGGAAAACGCTTTGATTTATTCGCTTGAAATGAACGGCAAACCGAACTACAAACGCAAGTTGTTAAGTACGGCAAGTTATGTTGAACAACAAGTCGCACGGTTTTTCGCAATAGACAAAGTTTTCTACCAAGATAACGAAATAGGCGAAATAGTACGCAATTATTTAATTACGAGCGCAAAGACAAACATTGTTTCGCTGAAATGAAAATAACGGCGGTTTGGTGCAAATTTCGTGCCGAACCGACCGCTTTACGAAATAAATGCATATCTTTGCAAGTAGTAACTAAATAATAACGATATGGACGCAAATACTATTATTCAAATCATTTCAAGTTTGGGTTTTCCGATTGTGATGTGTGGCGCATTGTTTTGGTATATGGTGAAACAAAGGCAGGTGCACCAAGACGAAACGGAACACCTCAAAGACACGATTGCGGAAAATACGAAAGTGTTAGCCGAATTAACAACGCTTATTAAAGTTTTGACAGATGAAAAGGAAAGATAACATTTACAAGTTGTACCAGCAACAAGTAAGGGACAAAGACACCGCCGTAACTGAATTTATGGCGAACACGTTGGCGAAAACTCAAAGTATGTTTGAGTATGAGGGTTTGCCCGACAGCATACCGCAAAAAGAATTGGAGCGGCTTTTGCAGACCACGGGCAACGCCTTTGTTACCAGCGTGGACGGGGTTTTGTATGCGCTTTCGGGCGGCAAAGGCGGCGAACCTGATGTTTACGGACGGGCAACGCTTTACACCGTGGCGAACCACGCATTAAAGTTAAACAAAACCTACGATATACAGAAAGACGGGGTTTTGATTGAGAATGACAGCAACGGCGAAAGCCTTTTGCCGCTTATCGGGCGTTATGCCGTCTTGCATACTGACGGGCTTATTTCGTTGAACACGGCAAGCATTTTGACCCGTATCACGATGCTTATAAGTGCCAGCGATGACAAGACGAAACAGAGTGCCGATGAGTTTTTGCGCAAGATACAAGACGGCGAGTTTTCAATTATCGGGGAAAACGCTTTTTTCAAAGGCGTAAATATGCAGACAGCCCCGACCACAAACAGCGTGTATATTACACAACTTATTGAGTTGATACAATACTACAAGGCGAGTATGTACAACGAATTGGGGTTGAACGCAAATTATAATATGAAGCGTGAACGGCTCAATTTGGGCGAGGTAAGTATGAATGTGGACGTACTTTTGCCGTATGTGGATAATATGCTAAAAGAAAGACAAAATGCAGTTGAGAAAATTAATGCGATGTTTGACACCGAAATTTCGGTTAAGTTGGCAAGCAGCTGGGGTTTGGAACGTGATAATTACAACGCTTTGGCGGCTGATTTGGAAACGGCAAAGGAAAACCCCGACCCGACAGAAGAACCCGAACCGACAGAGGAAACCCAAGAAACAACGGGAACGGGCGGAAACGACACGGAAACGACAGAAACGGAAACGGAACAAACCGAAACGACCGAAACAGAGGAAACCAAAGAAACGGAAGAAAACAAAGACGATAAGCAATGAAATACAGCGAACTATTTACAAAGGGTAACGGGATATTCGACACGGTTTTCACGACTGAATATCCGACAGAGTACATCGCAATTTTCGGCCGTACCGACCCGACCAAGTTAGACGCTTACGCCTTACTGATGTACGGCGACAAGACCGTTGTAAGCAGCATAACCAGCGACAACGCAAGAGATGTTGTTTCGGCTGTTATTGCGGTAAACGTGCAAGGCTGGGAACGTGAAGCGGCGGCGATGTTAGCCGATTACGATGTACTGACGCCCGTAACGGGAAGCGTTGAACGGACGGAAACCGTAACTTTGCAGGAAAGCACCGACAACACCGAAACGGGCGCAAACAAGGCGTTTAACGATACCGATTTTTCAGACAGCGACCGAAAGACCGCAAACGATGAGAGAAACCGCACAGAGGAACGCCAAACAACCGAAACCAGCAAAGGAACGGGCGCAAGCAAATCAATTTCGACTGAAATTGCAAAAGAATTGCAGTTAAGGCGTGATAATTGGAGAAAAAACATTATCTTCGCACTTGTAAGAGAAATAACAACGAGTATTTACGAATAACTAATTTTAATTTTTAGCAATATGGAAGTAAAACAGATTTACCAACTGATTAACAAAGTATCGGGTGAAGTGTTGGGCAAAACCGACATTGTGCAGGAAGATTTAACGGGCATTGTGGATTTGGGCAAAGAAGTGTTCAATCAAAGTGCCGTTGATAATTACGTTAAATCACTTGTAAACCATATCGGCAAGGTGATTTTCGTAAACCGACCTTATGCAGGCAAAGTGCCGAGCGTTTTAATGGATGCGTGGGAGTTTGGCAGCGTATTGGAAAAGATTAGTGCCGATGTTCCCGAAGCAGAAGAAAACGACACGTGGGATTTGAAAGACGGGACAGAATACAAGCAGGATGTATTCCACAAACCGACCGTTACCGCAAAGTTTTTCAACTCTAAAGTGACGTTTGAAGTGCCCGTATCAATCACCGAAAGGCAGGTTAAGGAAAGTTTCAGCAACGCCGCACAACTTAACGGCTTTATTTCGATGATTTATGCAGCCGTTGAAAAATCAATGACTATCAAGGCAGACGCTTTGATAATGCGCACAATTAACAATATGATTGCGGAAACCGTGTTAGCTGATGCGCAAGCGTTTGGAGCAACGGCGGCAGGTGATATGGCAGGGGCAGACCTTTCCAGCGCAAGCACGGCACGTTGTGTAAACCTTTTGAAGTTGTACAACGACAAGACGGGCGCAAGCACAAAATTAACCGCGGCAAAGGCGATAACCGACCCCGATTTTATCCGCTTTGCGTCTTACGTTATGGGTACGTATGCCGACCGCCTGCAAAGCATTTCGACCGTGTTCAATGTTGGCGGCAAGGAACGGTTTACACCGAAAGATATGTTACACGTTGTACTTTTGTCCGACTTTGCAAAGGCAGCGCAAACCTATCTTTATTCCGACACGTTTAACCGTGGTGATGTACTTTTGCCACAAGCCGAAACCGTACCTTTTTGGCAGGGCAGCGGAAAGAACTACGATTTCGCCAGCACGGGACACATTAATGTTAAGGAAAGCGGCGGCAAAGCCGTTGAAATTTCGGGCGTGTTGGGCGTGATGTTTGACCGTGATACGTTGGGCGTTTGCAATCTTGATAGACGAGTAACAACGAACTACAACGCAAAGGCAGAGTTTTTCAACAACTATTATAAGTTTGATGCAGGGTATTTCAACGATACAAACGAAAACTTTGTAGTATTCTTTATCAAGTAATTGATAGGTATTAGATTGTTTAACTTTGGCGGTGTGGGTGCAGGTGAAAGCGCACCGCACCGCCTTTTTTCTTTGCAGATATGACAACGATAAACTTTTATTCATACAACGGACACCCGAACACGGTAAACAAGCAGTTGGACGAATTTACGGCGATTGAGGGCGATTTGCGGCAAACTTTCGATGTGTTGCGCCCGACCGTAACACTACGAAAGCAGCCCCGACCGACTTTCAATTATTGTTACATACCCGATTTGGGGCGTTATTATTTCGTGGATAGGGTAAGTTTTGAGGGAAACAACGCCTATGAACTTGCATTGCGTATTGATGTGCTTAAAACCTACGAAACCGAAATTTTGGCGGCAACGGGGCGTGTATCTGAAAGCGACAACCCCGACCCATATATTTCAAACCGTGATACGGTTTACAACCGAACCCCAAACTTTGAGAAAGTACCGTTTACTGAAACGGGCTTGCTTAATGAAAACGGGGGTATTATTATGGTAACTTTGAAAGGTAGTGAAACAGATTAAAATTTAAGGATATGGCAGTAACGAACAATGTGCCTAACACGGCTTTTGAAATTACGGGCAACACCCGTTTAGATAATGAAGTTGAGGTTACAAACAACGTACCCAACACAACCGCCACGGGCGAAAAGTTGGGAAGTTGGGCGGCAAAGGTAACATTAACCGCAAATGAGGGATTTAAGATAACCAGCGCAAAAATAGCGTTTACGAACGGTTACGGCTACCCAGCAAGCAAGGATATGACAATAAGCGAGGACGGCAAAACGGCAACGTGGCAAAACGATGATTGCGAACCCGACAAAGGTGTAACGATAAGCGGCGAAACGGTAAGCGAGGGAACGCCCGAAATAACCGTGGTGAACAACATAACCAACACGCTAAAAGAAGAACATACGTATGACGGCGATGTAGCAACTATCACCGTGGAAAGCAATCATTCGCCAAGATACCGTTTTATAGACCCGAAAGCGACCTACCAAAGCACGGACGGGCAACAAAAAACGGTAGATATGCAAGTCGAGGTTTTGAGTTATTACAGCCTTGCAAAAGTAACGATAAACGATTTAGACCCGACCGAACCCGTAACGCTTACGGGCGAGTTTGTAGATGTGGCGCACATTACGGCAAACCTTACGAATTGTTACGCCGACCCACCGTTACCCGAATTTTTGCAATTTGGTGAAACGCTTAATGTAACTATAAAAGCGAACGAAAACACGGCGTTTGATACGGAACAAAGTACGCCTAACTTTTTCTATTATGACGAACACGGCAACCCAACCAGCAAAGATTTAACCGTTTCAGAGGATAAACAGACGGCAACGGGAAGCATTGTTATACAAGACGGTTGGGACGACCTTTCTGTAATTGCGCAAGCGTACCCCGTGGCGGTAGTCGGGCAGCAGTACGGCGCAATAAACGTGTATTTGGTAACACTTGATGAGTTGGCAGAGTTTAGCAAAAAGCGTTTTTTCAAGCAAACGGGCAGCGACCCCGAAACGGGAGCACCGATTTACGAAAACATAGATTTAGGCGCATACGTAAACAGAATACGCCGTGTTTACACCAACATAGGGGCAAGCAGCACCGATGTAATACGATGCGGCAACTACAATACGGGCGTATCTTGCCACCAGCCAGCGCAAGACAAAATAACGCTTGATTTCGGCACGGCGGTAGTACCAGCGCACAATGAGGACAACACCGACTACGAAAGCGAAATACAAATCTTTTTGCCGTTTGCAGGCTTTGTAAACCTCAATACAGATTATGCAGGTAAAACGATAGGTTTGCAGTACGTTATAAACGTGGTAACGGGCAACGGGGTTGCGCTTTTGTCCTACAATGGCGTTGTATTTCAAGTTGAGGAAACCGAACCAAGCAGCGAAATAATATACCTTTCACCAAGCACCCAAGTTAAAACCGTGGGCGGCGATGATTGGAACGAAATGTTATATTACGGTTTAGAACCTTACATTTACTGCAAGTGGTACGAGAGCGCAAGCAACGGGCGAAACAATGACAGACAAACGGGCATTTTAGGCGATTTCAGAGGGTTTAATGTGTTCGATGATGTTACACCCATACACACCGCCGAAATGCTGACAGAGGAACAAGAAATGATATACACGGCTTTGTCTGACGGCGTTTATATTGAGTAACTGAAAGGCGGGACAAAAAGAAAGGCGGCAACTTGATTGTTACCGCCTTTTCTTTGTGCCTTGCTTGTTATTTCACGTGCTTTGCAAGAATGTCAGCACCCGTTTTTCGTTGTATGTGCTTACAGGATAACACGAACAAAAGGTTTTGAAACGATTTAACAGACTTTCAGTTAGTATAAAGTCGTATGCTTGATTTTTGCAAGCCTTTTCAACCTCAAATTTTGACACGGTTTGTTTGTGTACGTTTTCTTGCGTTTCGGACAATTCGCAAACCGTACCTAACGAATGGTGTACTACTTGCAAAGTTTCTGCAATAGTTTGCAAGTTGGTACGGATTTCGGGATAAGCAGCCGCCAAAAATTCTACGTGCTTTGTTGTTTCGCTAACAGCCTTTGCGATGTTTTCGCTTAATGATTTTACGTTATTCATAACTCAATGTATTTAATTGTTTAACTTGCTGCAAAGTTAAACATTTTATTTTACCTGCAAGCGGTTGGCGTGTTATTTTGTGTTAAATTATTCTTTTAACTTTGTTTAACAATGTGTTCCACGTGAAACATTTTATTTTGTGCATCGGTGTGGCGGTGTTCCACGTGAAACAATTTCACGGGCGCACACGCATAACAAAAACCGTGCCAAAGTCTGTTATCTTTTGTTAAATCTGTGCCTTAGCAAAAACCGTGCCAAAGTGTGCCGCCAAATGTT